CATTTCCCGATACGTGCCCGCGCCCTCGAAAATCACGCGATCAATCGTGCTCCCTCCTGAGCCAGCTCTGAACCGTTCGAGCGCATTGACGCCGCGATAGGCATCCGCCGAACTGGTGCCGTTGTTGCTGCCTGTCGTCAAGTCCTTGTTGATGTACCTGACCACTTCGGCATGCGCCGAGAGCGGCCACATCCACACGGCGAGGAACATCAATACGGCCAATCGCATCATGGTGCCCCCCAGACTGCCCCCGTTGGGGGCGCTTCACTATTTGCGCCGCAACGGTCCCCAGAACAGACCGCGTCGAACGCAGACACCGCCACTTTCCCTGCCTCTCTGTACAGTACCCACGAAGGACGCGCATGGTGATATATCGTGTTGCCTACGACCGTATGCGTGCCGACTCCAGGCGGAATGACCAGCGCGGCATCGTCTGATCCAGCGATATAGGCACCCCCACAATCGAGCAGCCGATTGCCAACAATCATGTGCCCTGCCAACGTAAGCTGATTACCTCTGATAGAAATGCATGGCGCGTAGGCATTGCTCAATGTGTTGTGCGCCACGAAATTCCCATAGGAGGTCCCTGTGTAGGCCTGCATTTCGACCGACTCGGTCCGGTTCCCGTACACAAGGTCTGGGCGCTGATTGCGGAACACGTTACCGATGAGCGTGTTGCCGTTGCCGTTGAACTGCGAGCGGATTCTGAACCCGTCAAATGTATTCCCAAACAGCAGAATCCTGGTCGCCCGATCTGGTCCATTCCCATCAATCGTGAATCCACGGCAATAAGACACATGCGCCGAGCAGGACAGCGCATTGTCGAGCACCAACACATCGCGCACAGTCCCTGTGCCGGAGGTAGCGCGGATAGAGAGATTCGCATGGGGCCAATCACGGATCGTATTCGAGAGCAGGCGAACCCACTGCGCCCCAAACGCGACATCGACGCCATCGCCCTGCCCGGAGTTCCATTCCCACGCATAGCCCGCGTAGGACAGCGGGGCCTCTGGATCGACGGTACACCGCCGCACCATCACGTCCTCAGATGGTTCGCCTGTGCCATTGCCGTTTGTGTCTGAGATAAAGAGCCCGCGCACACCATGTCGCCCGATTCTGCACAAACCCTCGCCGGTGCCCTCTATGGTGATGTGATCCGAGCCGAGCACATATATCGCCGCGTAGTGCCCACCCTCCAGTCGCGGGTTAACAATGCGTATCCAGTCTGTTTCGTTCGTGGGAATCCGCATGGGCGCATAGTGCCCGACTGTACGAGCCGCCAGTGATTCAATATTGATTGCCCCCACGGCAGGGTTTGAGGCGGACTGCACCGTGAGTCGATTGGTGGCCTGGTCAAACCACCATGTCGCGATGGGTGCTGTGGGGCTGTTGATCCTTGCCCCAACGTTGGCGAGGGAGTTCGAGGCAATCTGCTCCACCCCATTGATCCACAGACGCCGAGGCAGCGGATAGGCATACCCTGACAGGACAAGCTCCCACCGGTCGCCTCCATCGTGCGCCCAATTTTCTGGCACAAGTGCTTCTGGGTGCGCGGTGACATGGCGAATCAGTCCGCTATCGCCAGGGCAGTCAAAATTCACCGTAATCGGCGCACCGTCACGGCCAGACGCCCCAGCCACCACGAGACTGATGCCTGATCGGTGCGTGCCGCAGACATACAGAGTATCGCCATCGTCAATCCCCGTCGTAGGCGTCCACACCAGCGAGGTCAATTCGACAAACGCCCCCGACTGCCCCGCCGCGTTGGCGCACTCATAGGCGAGCCCATCTCCACTATGCAGGCACGCTCCCGCAGGGCGGACATACCACGTCTCAGGTCCATCCGTGCCGACCCCCGCATAGGCTGGAGCCGCACCGATTAGCGCCAATACCAACAATGTGAAGACTCGCATTAGGTTGCCCTTCCAATCATGAGGCACGCCACGCTTGTACTGGTCGTCAATTTCCAACCACCGTCAGCCGAAATCATATCGAGCAGTACGGTTTGGCTCCCCGCTGCTCCCTTCGCGTCAAAAATATTGATCGCGGCCCCAGCCCCATCCTTGACCGAAACGACTCCAGCGGATGCCGCTGTCCACACGCAATGCACAGCGTGTAGCAAGTCCCCAGCCGCGCCCGTCGTGCCGAATACCTGATCTGTCTGCGAGGCGGCGACAGTCTCGTATTCCCACTGTTGCTCGATCCTGATTACGTTATTGGTTTGATCTTCCCCCGACTTCAAAAACCCATCGATCGGCCTGACCACCAATCCATAGGCGCTCTGCGAAGGCGTCGTATTCGTGTTGCCAGAATGAAGAAAATCACCCTCTGCCGTTCCCGCGCGTAGCGAGACAGGCATAAGGACTATCAACAAACATAAGAGTACGTGCTTCATGGGTGAGCCTCCAGTGCCATCAAGATGCGATAGTTCCGCGCCTTTGCGCTTTTGATTTTTTGCGGTTCGCCGGAAAATTTAAATGTGGTATTCACTTGTGATCGCGGGTGTTTCCACGCAAACGGCAGCGTGCCATCTCGTAATGTCGTTGAATAAAATGCTTCAAAAATTGCAACTTGATCCACATCAATTTCAAGTTGTACAACGAACGGTCGCACGCCGGTGGTAAATCGCTGGCGTTGCTTCGCAGGCCCCTCATCCATCGGTGTCCTTCGAACAATATTCGGCTCCGTTTCAACATAACCATCGCGGAGCGGAATCTGCGGCAGCGTCACTGGCCACGGCTCTAAGACAACCGGCGGCACAGGCGGAACAAACGGAGGAGGGGCGAGTGCCCCGCCGCCGCCACTGCCGAATGTCCCGCTGCCGAAGCTCATGGAAGAATCTCCGCGTTACACTCTACGCGATAGGTGTTATAGCCAACCGCCATCCCACGCGGAGGTTGCCCGCCAATAAATTGGATCCGGCAAATCACATTCGTCCGTGGATGCGTCCATGTAAATGCGACGGCGCCATGCCCAAGCTCTGTGCGATAAAACGATTGGAACGCGTCATACTGTGTATTGGTAAATTGAAACGTCATGTGAATTGGCTTCGGCTGCGCCGGAGATCGTTGCCGCTGGATCATCGGCATCCCCTCGATACTCGATCGATCCTGCCCGCCGCGCATCGTCTCCTCATATGCAGCCTCTAACGGCTTTTGCGGCAGGGAGCCTGGCCATGTCGGCAGTGACATTTACGTTCGTCTCCGTGGCTTGCGCGTTTGGCCGAAATTCAATCCCATTGTTTTATCGAGGCGACCATTTTTCATCGCATCGTCTACGGCATTCACAATCATAATTTTAATCTGCTGCATGCCATCGACATTAGTCCTGCTTTCAGCTTGAACATCTGCGCCTGACACTTCGTTGTGAATATCAATTTTGACCGGAACGGAAACTCCAACGGGAGCCTGCCCCATGCCTTTCATCGTAACGGGAATCGTTCGCCCATCAGGCAGCGGCACATAGGCTTCGTTGTACTTCCCCTCGCCGATGAGGTTCATTTTCCCACTGGCTTTCCGCAGCATCGGGTGTGTCGAGATTCCGCCCTCCGCAAACCGTGACACGCCGCCCATCTCGCGCAGCGTAAACCCGCCCACATCTCCCGTAGGGCCAGCCACCCCGCCGATCGGTCCACCGCTCATCATCCCTGTAATCCCGCGCAAAACGGAGTTGGTGATCAACGTGGCCGCCATTTGCGACACGAGGTTTTTGGCAAAATCCGTAATGCCTTGAATGACATCTTTAAAGCTCTTCAACCGCCCTTCCATCGCATCGAAGAAATAGCGTTGAAAGCCCTGCTCCATGCCCTGGGCCACACGCCGCGCCTGATCCACGCCGAGGCCGAATACCGATTGATCAGTCACATATCTCTTCATCGACTTCGCGAAGCCGTCAAAGAAATCATCACTATACTTTTCAGAAATATTCCGCTGATCCGCTAACGCCCCCATCATGATCGTGGTAATTTGATCCCACGTCAGTTTTGTTTCCCCAATAAGTTCCTCCGCGTGCGTATGATCACTATTGCGCCACGCGTTCAGCACCTTCTCGGCTGTGTCATACGTCACGTCTAATTGCTTCGCGAGATTCGCGCGCACCAAGTTATACTCAGTTTGAATCTGATTCTCGCGCGAGGTGCCATAGGCATCTTGAAATTTTTGTAAGGCGGTAAAATGGGCCAAGGCATCGTCTTGTGATTTATGGCGAAGGTCATCCTCAACCGCTTTTGTCGCATTGTAATTCGCGATCGACTCTTCCATAATCCGCTGCCCTAGCTTCTCTTGAATCTCGCCCTTCTCAATATCCGATGCCGTTTCTTTATGGTCAAACGCAATCTTCGTTTCAGTCTTTTGCCGTTCAAGCGTTTCAAGCCGCGTCTTGAATTTTTCCTCCGCTTGAAATTTCGCCTCCGTGGTATCAACCAATTTCAAGCGATCTTTTTGAAATCGCTTTTCCATCGTAATTTGATCATCGCG